TATGTTGTTGTTGCTTCACTACTAATTCTTTACTGTGATGAATACTTAGCTTGGTTAACTGTATGTGTTGTTCTAGCAAATTACTAAACGCCTAAGCTGGTTCTATTGGATGCTTATGTATTAAACCTTATTTCTAATCTTAACCAGAATAATTTTCTAGACAACTTTCTGTAAATTGTCATTAAACTTTTATATTTACCCTAGTGAGCTGAGCTACTTACAAGATGTATTTGCGACTACTGGCTGCTATACAGATTTCTTTTTCTAAATCTCCTTTTAAGCCTCAAAACTTTTAGCCTGTTAAAATTAAAAACCGAAACTTAAATTATTGTGTATGTTATTGAAATTTAAA